GAGCTGAAGGCCGAGATGAACGAGGGCAACGGGTACGAGTTGCACGGCACAGATTATAAGATCACATGGCACGAAACAACAACGAGCCGCATTGACATGAAAGCGCTGAAAAAGGATCTGCCGGATGTGGCCGCAAAATACACAAAGGAAAGCAAAAGCCGCCGCTTCTTACTTTCATAAACCAGACAACAAGCCCGGGCGAAAAGCCCGGGCACATAATGACAAAAAAGGAGGTCAAACAATATGAGCAGTTTTACAATCAGCAAAAAAGAGTATATTAAAGCGGCCGGAATAGTGGCCGGAATAGCTGAAGCAAGCGCACGAGGCCGCCATCAGTTGTGGTTATATGACTATGAAACACGCCGCAATAGCACCGCCGAAGATTATTACAGGCGTTTTGAAGAGTGCTACACCATGAACGCCATCAGCGTAGGCGAGCAGTATCACGACAGAACGCCGGAAACCGATAGCAACGAATACCGGGCAGAGTTTAAGGCCGCACAGGCCGCCGGAAAAAAGCTGTATTTTGAGCAGGGCGAAAAGCTGAAAAATGCGATCATGGAATTAAGACATTTTTTTCACAGCGCCATCTATCAAACCGAGAAATATGAATACATGTTCAAGATGCAGTTTTTCTTTTACCAGATTGAAGATCAGCTTGTGGAATATCTTTACAGCCCCGGCGAAGATTGCGAATCATGGGGAGAGCTGAAGATCACCGCATAATATACAGGCCGCCACACAGGCGGCCTTTTTTAGTGCTTATTTTGCCCTGTATGGGCTTTTAGATCATCAAGCCATAAAATATACCTTGACCACATCAAAACGCCATACGGGGCAAATATGGCACGTTTTGCGCTATGCCTGCCGCCGGTATAGGGTCAGAATACCGCCGTTTTTGCCCTGTATCGCATTTTAGCACCGCAAGCGGTAAAATATACCTTGACAATACTAGAACGCTTTACAGGGGCAAATAAACGCATTTTAAGACCATATAAAAAAACTATTGACATATAAAACCGTATATGCTAATATAAGACCATAACAAATATACAGGAGGTGCACAACATGACTACAGCAACGATCAAAAAATTATTCAAAGCTTTTGAAACCGCCGAAGCAAAGCATGACGAAATCGAAGCCGCATGGGAGCTTGACCCGGAAAACGAAGAACTTGAAGCCGCATGGGATGCACAGTACAAAAAGTTATTCAAGGCACAGCAGGATCTTGAAAAAGCGATTACCGAGTTTTCTGGAATAGATCAAGAAACAGTGCACACAATGGTAGGCCGCTACCGTGACCGTTTAAAGGATCTGATAAGCCGAGCCGCATAAAAGGACATACAGCCCCGGGAAATAAAACCCGGGGCAATATCAGCACAAAAAGGAGGTAAAAAAGCATGATCTGTATTGAGAAAAGATACCGGGTATTGATAGACGGTAAAGTTATAATGAGTTTTGACACGTACGAAGAAGCAAGCCGGTTTTTACTTGAGATCACCGGCGGAAATGAGCACACGGATGCAGGCATTTTTGATAGTTTAGGGAGGTAAAAAAATGAGTAATATAATAATTTATGACACGGATTATACAGAAATTGAAGAAATATGTGAACGCAATAACACGACACCGGCTGAAGTTGTCGAAGTGCTTTTAAACATCGTAAAGGATGAAGAAATCGATCTGAATGAGTATTTTTAAGACAATCAAAGCCCCGACGATCTAAAAAGATCACCGGGGCTTCTTTTTGCGTTTTGGTGGGTAACCAATAACCGCAACAAAATTATATTATATCAATATTTAATTTTCAAGCAGTTTTCGTATGGCCGCTTGATACAGCCGGGGATTCAATACCGAAAGCGCCGACATTATCTCGTCAAGCACCGAAAACAGCTTATCAATAGGAATATCCCGGGCAATCTGCATGAACTCTGTATCGCTATCATAGCTTGCCTTATCTGCCGCATAAGAATACCGGGGGATATTTACATCCTCTGCCGGGTACATCTTATCCCGGATAGTATAAAAGGCCGCAAGTTTCAAACATGTGTTTGCCGTGGGATTCCGTTGACCTTCGCATTCGGCAATAGCCTCCTGCAAATCCTTTTCAGTTATCACAGAAGGCCGCCTCCTTTACATGTTATCTATAAGGTGCTGGATTTTCTGCCTTTTAGCATCATCCGGCGCTTTACGCATCAGATCTTCAAGCTCACTCATGAAATCATCCTCTGCCCGGCTATATCCCGTGCTTGAATATCTGCCCATAGCGTCACGCCTTGCATTTCTGCCCCGACCACGTGCATAAGAGCGCATATCCATACTATCATACGCATAATTTCTACCACGTGCACCGCTGTATTCGCTATCTTCTTCAAGCATTTCGATCTTAAGCAGATTCTTTTTGGTTTCTGTAAGCTTATCAAGGTATTCCAGCTCATTCATAGATAAACCCTGTCCGCTTTCTACCTTTTTTTCAAGGCTTTTCAGCTCATCACAGAGATACTCATATATTTTGTGCATCTTTCTCACCTCCTATGCAACCCGATTCACTGTAATTGACGCTCCACGCCTTACCTGTATAGACGGTGTAGGCGTAGTGGCGGCATCATCCTCTGTGCCATCAACATAAGCTCCCGATACTGTCAGACAACATCCACAAGGCACTGTAATAGTAACGCTTGTGTTTATGTGCCAATATTCCTCGGCCGCCGCAGGCGTAACTATTGCAACGCTCTCGGGAATTACTGTTCCATTGATCGTGATACCGACCGCTATCGGTGTTATATCACCACCATCCGGGATCTCTATATTTCCCTGTAATGACACTTCGTAACGTGCGAACCTGTTAGGAGTATTGCCTTTCAAGTTAAGAACCCCCTCCACTATCGGAACTACATTTCCTGTGGGGCAAGGGATAGAAACAACGCTGAAAGGTATTGTGCCGTTAAGGGCTACAAGCGCATCCGCTGTTGTTATATATCTTGCCATAGCAATACCTCCTTAATTAGTTGTAAAACGTGTTGCCACTGCATCCACAACCGCTGTTCTGACCGTTGCAAGTAAAGATAGGTGTGCGCCCATATACGGGAGTACTCGGTACGGGGCAATTAGACAGCCTGTTGTAAAGCTGATCTACCTCGTTGCTAAATCCCTGTGCTATCAATGCGTTCTGTGCAACCTGTGACTCACGGAATGAAGCCATGTTAAGCTGATTCTGAAGCTCAACTATGCGATCATTCTTTGCATCCACCTGTGCTTTTACGCCGTCAAGCTCAAGCTGGCAGAGCTTATCCAGAATAGCCTGTGTACCTCTGGTCTGGCTATCGATAATATCTCTGGTGTTCTGATATGCGGCGGTACGGTCTGCGCAATTTTCCGTTGCTACTGTGTACTTAAGATCGGCAATGTTTGCACGATTTTCACAGCAACAATTCTGCAGGCTCATTCCTATATCATTCATGCCCTGTGTTACGGCTGTCTGTGCCGCAAAAGCCTGTTGCATGTTAGCGATCTGTCTTGCGTTTGCGGCTGTTTCCGCATTAGCAAAGCCACTATTTACAGTAGCATTTACACCGGCAAAGCCATTGCAAAGGCTTGTCTGAATTCCATTGATACCGTCACGGATTCCGTTTACATTACCATTAAGCATCTGCTCGCGGAAACCGTCATTGATCTGGTTGCTCTGATTCATCCAAGGGTACAGCATTGCGCCATCAGCCGCAAAACCATTAGCTCCCATACCAAAGCCGCCATATCCGCCGCCCCATCCAAGAAGCAAAAGCAGGATAATCCATGCCCAATCACCGCCAAAAGCATTACCGAATCCACCACCGTTACCGCCTGTAGGCGATACAAGCATTGTGGTATTCATTCCTTCACCATCTGTTAAAGCCATTTTTTTCTTCCTCCTTATGATTTTTTATTTACAAACCTGCGCAGATTTGATATACTTAAAAAACACAAAAAATAAATCGAACAGACACCGATTAAAGCCGTCACTCCCACCCCGTTGTTGCGGCTTTTTTCGTTATTTCATGCCAAACATCTTTTTTAATTCATTTGCACGCTGTACGGCACGATCATAATCAGCCTGTGTTATCTTCCCGGAATTAAGCAACTGCTGAATATGCTGATTCGGATCACCGCCCATTTGCGATTTTAACTGTTGTATTTTCTGCAATAACTGAATAGGATTATTCATCAGACTTTACCCCCTTTTTCTTGCCTTCTGTAAGCTGATTAAACTTTTCTACAAAAGCGTTAAACTCATCCCTTGTCACATAATCAGCGACCGGCTGTGCTATCGGTGTGGTCTGCTGTGGCTGTGCGTCACGGATCGTATAATCCAGAATTTTCATAGTGGGCATACCAGACGCATCAGCAGACTTCAGATAGATTGTCTGTGATTCACTATCCCATAGCTGTACTGTGTTATTCGGGGCAACAAGATAAGACTTTGCACCAGCTTCACCCTGTACCCATATAATGCCGTTATTTTGCCCCTGTGAGGGCGCTTGAATGGGCGGCTGATAATTTATACCTTGATTTCCGTAGAACGGCTGATAAGCCACAGGAAAGCCGTTATTGAATGCCATTGCTATTCCTCCTTAAATTTGATATAATTGTTTTGGTGGATAGGGTAGCTCCCGAAAAGCCGTAATGCCTAACGGCTCTCCACCATGATCTAATAGGCACACACGAAAGGCAGGTGTTATTTTTATGCAAGAGATATGGAAACCCATACCCGGTTATGAAGAGTATTATCAAATCAGCAATTATGGCAAAATCCGTAGTTTTCATAAGAAAAAATCAATAGATCAGCCATACTATGAATTAACTCCCACTCTTATTAACTCTGGTTATTACAACGTGACACTTTATTCGCCAACACAAGGTAGGCACAAAATGCTTGTTCACAAAATCGTTGCACAAGTATTCGTTCCCAATCCTAATAATCTTCCTTGTGTCAACCATAAGGATGAAAACAAGTTGAATAATTCTGCTAATAATCTCGAATGGTGTACTTATGCCTATAACAATGCGTATGGAACTGCAAGAATCCGTAGCATTGAAAAGATAAGTAAACCGATAAGTCAATTCACTTTACAAGGAGCATGGATCGCAACGTATCAATCTGCGGCCGTTGCAAGTAAGCTATTAAATATATCCAAAACAGACATACGTAATTGCTGTAAAAATAAGTTAGAAACCGCAGGCGGCTATCAATGGCACTATGCCCAATAATAAATAGGGATCTCATTCCCGGAATCCCACGAATCGTAATAATCGCCATCCACAATGGTCACCACATGACCGCCTGTGCCTACAACGAATGTTCCGATAGGATGATCGTCAGCAAAATCTTTTATGGTATAACAATCGGGGCATTTGTTTGGCACAGGATATCTGTAGAATCCTTCTTTCCTTAAAACAGCACCCCAAACGGAATCCGAACTTGGCATATCGGCCATCTGATATCCGGCTTTACAAAGCATCAAATAAGCCGTTTCCCAATCTATTTTTAAGGCCTTGCAAATTGCCCGTACCGCACAGTCACCTACTGTCCTTCCGGCAGGTGACGGATTGTATTTTATCCACATACAACTGCCCTCCGATACATTAAGCATAAAAAAAAGACCCCGATTAAACGAGGTCTAAAACGTGTATTTTTCGTGCATCCTATAAACGAGAAAAGGACGGGTGTCTTACCCGTCCTTATCCCGGAAAGGAATCACAATATGACATGAAAGTTACTTCAAATGTTTAAAAACTATCTCCTGCCCCTTATAAACTATCTTTTTGATTTGTCGGACAGACAGATCAAATTCTTCGGCCAATGGTTCGTAACAAATACCATCGATAAGGCGGCGTTTTAAAACGTTCCTATCACGTTCTGAATGAATATAATTATCAATTATTGCCGCAACTTCAATATTACTGTATTCGATCATGATTTTTTAGGCCTACCAGCATTGCGCACCCTACCTGTTCCCCCACATCTGGTACAGGTGTGATACCCGGAATTACCGCCTACTTTACGTCTACGGCCTTTAGTCGTTACTGTCTGTCTGCCCATTTGTTATATCCCCATCATTGCCGATATAGTTATTATATCCATCTGTGTTCTCCTGCGTAACCGTGGTTTCATAATATTCATATTGACTCTCATAAATCAACCAAGCAATATTACTCCCCACCAATAACACGATCAACAGAATAACCACAATCCATAACCGCTTGTTCATACGCTCAAATCGGCTCATAGCGGCTTCATAAGCGATATAGGGTATATCTTTATTGTTGTCCATTTAAGCCTCCAATTTCGCCCTCGTGGCCTTGCCCACTATGCCGTCCACGACTAACCCATTATCCGCTTGAAACGCACGTACCGCTTCTTCGGTCTTGTTGCCCCATATACCATCAATAGCAACATTATATCCATGGTTCTTAAGCGCCTGTTGAATCCACTTTACTTCCTCACGTGCCATTGACACATTCTGCGTAGGTTTCTTATACGGATTATAGGGTACAGGTGATATCCCACCACCAGATTGCCATTCATCATACAATTTCATGCCAAGATTAGCACGATATTTTTTTGCACTTTCGCTCTGATCTGCCGGGCGCTCAAACTGTGTTAAAACAATATCGCTTGCTTCTCTTATGGTAACGGCTTTTTTAAGTCCGTTAAGCACGTTCTTATATGCTCCATTTAATTCTATCATAAGATAGTCAAGCTGTAAATTCATGTCGGAAATAGATTTACCACGCTGTTTCGCAAGATCAAGTAAACCTTTTTTTCTTCCGCTACTTGTCCACTGACATAAGCCATATCCTGCCGCATCCGTAGCAAAGTTAGTGTATGCACCGCCATCCACAGCGGCAGTATACGTGGTGTCATTGAAGCCTAACCGCTTTTCATAACTATCCTGCAAATTATCCGATCTAAACGCTGACTCTGCCTGTATATTACCCATCAAACCAAACACGGCCTGCTCTGATAATCCTTGTTTAAACAGATATTCTCTGATAACATCCTTATTTGCCATCATCAATATCCTCCTCGATTACTTCAACAGTATGCGTGGAATTTGCGCCATCTGTATACGCTTCAACTGCCGCATAAATAGCGGCTGAAAGCATACCGCATACAATGCCGGTAATGGTGATCCACTTTTCATTCGTGACAATACCGGCGATACTTGCGGCGATACTACCCAAAAAAGCGGCTACTGAAATCCAGAATTTACGGCTTGTCCATTTATTCCGCATTACTGTTTTCTCCTTTCAGCTTAAAGATTTTGATTAAAGCGCATGATAGGATCTCACCACCCCACGCAGAAAATACACAAGTGCAAAGCGTGGAATGTTCAATTCCTGTTATCGTGCTTACTACAAATTCAACGATAGTAAAAATCAGCAAGATAGAAATTGAAAAAATAACATATTTATCAAGTGCAGATATTTTCTTTTTATTATCCGATTTTTCTTTCAATCTCTGCCACCTTTACTTCCAACACTGTGATTCTATCAGCGAAGCTGTTGTGTTTCCGCACTTCTTCTGTAAGGTTTTCAAGCTTTGTGTCCGTGATAGCAAGTGACGTTACCAACTGTTGCTCTATCTTTTTATTTGAGCTTATGTTGGTAACGATCACTCCTACCAAAGCAAGACCGCCTGTAATTAACGCTACAATGATACTCTCCATGTACATGCCCTCCTACAGGCATTATATCACTCTTCAGATGCTTCTGGCAAGGTGGTTTCCTGTATTAAGAGTTAAGCAGTGCCGTAATCAGTTCGCCAAGTGAAGTGCTGACTACGTTAGTGCCAAGAGTAAAAGCCGCACCGCTTGCGATTGATGTTGTGGCTTTGACCAAAGAACCTTGCCACACGATTATGTCATTAGCGGAGTAAGCTCTGCTTGCTGTGTTGCCGTTTTCAACGTAGCCCAAGGATGAGTTATCTGCCTTCTTCGCAATGTCCTCATTAAGGCAAGTGATGAGATTAGCCGTATACTCAAGCCTTACCTGTCCTGCATCAGCATAGATGATGTTGTAGCCCCTAAAGAGTTTGATAAGCTGTGGTGTAAGCTGTATGCGGATGGGGGTTGCAAGCTCGTAAACTACCTCAACAGGAGTGCCGTTTGCGTATTGTGCTTGCAAGTAACTCTGAAAAGCGTTTGCGTCTGCAAGCCCTATGCCTGTAAGGTTAAAACGTATTTCAACGCCAGAAGTCGCACCAAAGTTAAAAGCGTTATCATCATCCGCCAAGATTGCTCCCGATGTTGAATTATCAACAGGAACAAATCTATCACATATAGCGTTATTTTCAGTTTGCCTTTTATAATTAGTGATTAGGTTTGTTAAAGTCGCTCTTAAAGGATTCTGATATGTGTCATACGTTACGTTGCTCTCACTGCCTGTTATGGTCTTTTTAGCGTGCGTTGAAGTAAACTCTCCTGTCGCATAATCATACTCGCCATAATAGCAAGTATCTCCCAACTGAACACTGTATGTTTTACCTTTATATGCTACATAATTATGGGCAGTTGTGCCTTTTTCTATCTGTACGTTTACATCATTCTTTTGATGCGATAATCTTATAAACGCAATATCAGATGTAACAGTAAAAGGCAGTGTTACTCTTTGTGCAGAGTGCGGAGCTGTTGCGACGGCTAATTGTCTTACCCAATTACCATTTGCATCATAGCCATGTATACGCTTGTTGCCAGATGTTGTTACTGTAACATACATACCCATAATATAATTTCCGGATTCAACAGCTATCAATGCTGAATACTTTGACAAGGTGTCAGACGTTGGAACACCATTTTCATTTATATGATAGTTCTGAACCTCTGTTGTCGGGTCAAGCATATTATCGCCTGTGTATATCGTTGCACTTGCCCCTGTGTGTCCAGAGATGGGTCTTACATTGCTCGGTGAGGGGTCTCCACTTCCTGCCTGTATAGGAGCAAACTTAACCTTTAGGCTCTGTGCGTGTACGTCGGGGGCATTAGCTATCGTGATTACATCGGCGTAGTCTACGGTTGTTGTGTCGTCACTGAATAACGCATCGTCTACTTCCTCAAGCTCATTCCTCATGCTCTTAAGCTCTGAGGGCAGGATTGCCATTGAGAGATACCACTTATAATTGGGTGTATCTCCATTATTCTCATTTGCAAGCTCCGCAAAATACGTCACATCTTTTTCGGGCTTAAAATTATCGGTAGTTGCTCGTGTACCGCCTATATAAACAGGTATGGCAGTTCCTCTGTTGATACTTAATGTTACATTATGTCCAGAAGGCCAATAGAACATATTAGCATGCACAACTCTAAACATAACGCCTTTGGTTTTCTGCAAAGAAAAACTATTGTCAACAGAGACTTCCATATCATATGTTATGGCTGACAAGCTACCCTCGCCCCCCATTATGCCATTGTATACGCCGGTGCGTGAGAAGTCTAACATTCCTTGTGTATTTGATTGTATATAACCGTCAATATCTAATCCACTACGGCTTAATTTAAGTGCATTACTCCTGTTGTTATCATCAGTACCATTTCCAATTTCAAACAAGCTATCAGCTTGATTATCATTGTACTTACCAAACACCACTTGAT